TCACATGAATCTAGTTGGAGGAGACTGGTCTGCTGGCATGGCCTTATTTGACGCTATCGAATTATGTCGCTCTCATGTATCTATTGTCGTGTACGGTCAAGCCGAGTCTATGTCTACAGTTGTTCTACAAGCTGCTGACGCAAGGATCATGACACCCAGCGCTTGGTTTATGGTACACTATGGAACAACGGGTGAGTCCGGTCAGTATCTAAACGTACACAACGCCATGAAGCTAGATAAAAAGATTTGTGAAGATATGCTGGATATATACTCTGACGTTTGCATTAAAGGGCAATACTTCAAAGATAAGTATACAGATATCACACATGAAAAAGTAAAGAATTACCTAAAAAGAAAATTCAAGGACGGTGATTGGTATCTTACGGCAGAAGAAGCTGTACATTACGGTTTTGCAGACGGCGTTTTGAAAACCAGAAAGTACCCAAACATAGATTGTCTTAAAATATGAGCGACCTAAAAATAATGAACGAGGCTTGGCTTGGGCTTGATGAAGTCGAAAAGCAGGGTCTCATCAACCCCTTTGATATTATCGACTGGGATGCCAACGACGCTCCGTACAAACTATCGTGGCTAATGTCTCGTCCTGAGTACTTCTCTTTCATATGTAAGCATATTTTTAATATTGATCTTCTGCCTTCACAATCTCTATTTTTATATGAGATGTGGAACCGAAAGTTTCCAATGCTTATAGCGAGCCGTGGTTTTGGAAAATCCTTCTCGCTTTCTTTGTATGCTATGCTCAGAGCATTACTTATACCAGATAGAAAAGTTGTGATTGTTGGTGCTGCTTTCCGTCAATCCAAGGTTCTGTTTGAGTATATGGAGACAATCTGGAACAACGCGCCTATTCTAAGAAGTATGTGTAGCTCCAGTAGCGGTCCAAGACGAGATGTTGACCGCTGCGTGATGAAGATTAATAATTCTAGAATCACTTGCTTACCACTGGGTGACGGCACTAAGATTCGTGGTCAACGCGCTAACGACATTATTGGTGACGAGTTTGGTTCTATCCCCAAACTTATCTTCGAAACAGTTGTTGTCGGTTTTGGTGCTGTTAGCTCAAACCCTGTTGAGAATGTAAAAAGAATAGCTGCTGCTAAGATGGCTGAAGAGTTGGGTATCAAATTAGAACAAGAACAGGTTGAGGGCGCCACCATGAAAAAGTTGGATAACCAACTTATTCTTTCTGGTACGGCGTACTATGACTGGAATCACTTTGCTGATTACTGGAAGCGTTGGCGTAAAATTATCAAGAGTCAAGGTAAGCCATCCAGACTTCGAGAAATTTTTGGAGAAGATCCACCGCCCGAGTTTAACTGGAAAGACTACTCTATCATTAGGGTTCCATACGAGTTACTACCAGAAGGATTTATGGATGCTGCTCAAGTCGCACGATCCAAAGCTACAATGCACACAGGCGTCTATCAGATGGAGTATGGCGCTTGTTTTACTAGAGACTCGCAAGGTTTCTTCAAAAGATCTTTGGTCGAGTCTTGCGTCGTCACAGATGTTGAGAACGAACAAAAACAATTCATAAAGGATAAAGAAGGAAACAATATTTGCTTTCAGGCTCAGCTAAGAGGAGACCCAAACAAGAAGTATGTATTTGGTGTTGACCCCGCTTCTGAGGTTGATAATTTTAGTATTATTGTATTAGAAGTTAATTCTGATCACAGAAGGATAGTCCACTGCTGGACCACTAACCGCGAAGAGCATAAAGACATGATCAAGTCGGGCTACTCAAAAGAGTCTGACTTTTATGCCTACTGTGCTAGAAAAATTAGAGATCTCATGAAGATCTTTCCTTGCGTCCATATCGCGTTGGATAAGCAAGGTGGAGGCGTTGCTGTTATGGAGGCTTTACACGACGAAGCCCACCTAGAAAGAGATGAACATCCAATCTGGGAGGTTATCGACGAAGACAAGCCTAAAGACACGGATGATAACCGTGGATTACACATTCTAGAACTGTGCCAGTTTGCTAAGTATGAATGGCTGTCTGAAGCAAACCACGGAATGAGAAAAGATCTAGAAGACAAGATTTTGCTATTTCCAATGTTCGATCCTATCACGCTGGGCATATCAGCTGCTGAGGATGGACTGAAGGGTAGAAATTATGACACTTTAGAAAATTGCGTGATGGAAATCGAGGAACTCAAGGATGAGCTTGCTATGATTCAGATTAGTCAGACCACTGCTGGTCGTGACAAGTGGGACACTCCAGAAACCATTATCGGAACAGGCAAGAAAGGCAAAATGAGAAAAGATAGGTATTCTGCTTTGCTTATGGCAAATATGGCGGCTAGAACTATTTCTAGGATGCCAGACCCTGTGACCTATAATTTCTACGGAGGTTTTGCAACAGCGGAAAAAGCCAAAGATAGAACAGGAAGACTGTACACTGGACCAGCTTGGTATACGGATAAAATGAAAGATATATACTAATCTGTGTATAATAGGTATACAGTTATATTACAATCCAATTGAGGAAAAACCATGTCAGATCATAGAAGTTTAATTACATACAATGACGCAGATTTAGCTGGACGCGCACAAGCTTTTGATCAATACGCAGAAGCTGGTGAGGCTTACACAGGCGTAGCAAAAGCCCGTCACTCAGAAACCTATATTGGCATCGAGCCTAACCGTTCTGTCAAACCTCAGTTTGGATCTAATGATTATTATGCGTTCAGACCCGAAGAACAAGTACCAAAAAGATCTAAACGTATTATCAAGATGTCTATGGATGCGTATAACAAGGTTGGTATTATTCGCAACATTATTGACTTAATGGGTGACTTTGGCTCGCAAGGTATCAATATCGTTCACGAGAACAAAGGCGCAGAGAAGTTCATTAGACAGTGGTTTAAAAAGGTAAATGGCAAGGAAAGGTCAGAAAGATTCCTCAACAACCTTTACAAAACTGGAAATGTACCTGTTTACAGAAGCTATGCAAATATCACGCCGGAGATCAAGAAGTACATGAGATCTCTAGCTCAGATTGACGAAGATATCGTACTAGAGATTCCAGACATTAACCAAACACTCATCCCTTGGCGATACAACTTTTTCAATCCTCTATCTATTGAGATGAAGAACGGTGATGTTAATATGTTCTTAGGTAGACATAATTATCAACTTAGCACACACACATTCTTTGATAACTATAAAGAAACTACCCTCCCCGCCAAGGTTTTGGAGACTCTACCCGCTAATATTCAGCAGGCTTATCGCGAAAAGAAGCGTAAAGTACAGCTAGATCCAGAGCGTCTGACCGTCCACTTCTACAAGAAGGATGACTGGCAACAGTGGGCGCACCCAATGGTTTACGCTATTCTAGACGATATTATCATGCTAGAGAAGATGAAACTAGCAGATATGGCTGCACTAGATGGCGCGATCTCTAATATTAGATTATGGACTCTTGGTAACTTTGATTATAAAGTACTGCCAACAAAAGAGGGCATTAATAAGTTAAGAAATATTCTAGCCAGCAATACTGGTGGTGGAACTATGGAGCTTGTATACGGACCAGAACTTAGCTTCACAGAAAGCAACTCTCAGGTATACAAATTCTTAGGATCAGAAAAATATCAATCCGTCCTCAACAGTATATACGCAGGTTTAGGCGTTCCCCCCACGCTTACCGGTATGGCTGGAAATGGGGGCGGGTTCACTAACAACTTCATCTCGCTTAAAACTATGGTTGAAAGGCTACAGTATGGACGAGATCAGCTCACCAAGTTCTGGGATGGCGAGCTTGAGTATATTAGAAAGGCTATGGGGTTTGCTAAACCTTTCCACGTAGTTTATGACCAAATGAGTCTTTCTGATGAAGCTGCTGAGAAAAACCTGCTTATCCAGCTGGCTGACCGCGATATCATCTCTCACGAAACGATTTTAGAGAGATTCAAAGAAGTACCAACAGTTGAAAAAGTTAGGCTACAGAGAGAAGATAAGCTCAGAGACAAGGACAAGCTGCCAGAAAAAGCAAGCCCCTTCCATAACGCTAATCACGAAAAAGACATGGAAAAGATTACCAAACAGGGCGAAATCAATACCAAGATTAAAGATCAGCAGCAAAAACAAAAGCCTCCACAGCCAAACGGTCGTCCTCCGCAAAAGCAAGACACTAGACCAAGAAAAAAGAGAACAGAAACTCCTAGAAGTACACCCGGAGTAGCCGACTTAATTGTTTGGGCGACTAGCGCTTTCGAGTCCACACAGCATATAAATAAAGGTTATTTAGAAATTAAGGGTAAGTCTAATGCTAGACAGCTAACAAAAGATGAGGCTGTAGAGCTAGAGAATATTAAACTGGCAGCGTTTTTAGCTTTAGAGCCAATGTCTGATATCTCAGACGAAAACCTCAAGAAAGCATTAGCTTCTAATAACGTAATACCCAATGAATTCAAGTACATTAGAGATAATTCCCCCAATATGGAAAACTACAAGAAGATGGTAGTAGGAGTCTACGTAGAGCAGTTTTTTAACGAAAATTAGCGTTTTTAGAAAAAAATAAAATTTTTGTGTATAATTGTCTGAGGTAAAAATATGAACATAAAAGTATATCCAAGGGAGATCGCAGACGGTGTTGGCGATATGGTCAAATCAACGGCCAGTGTTGCTTACTGTTCTGAGGCTTTTGTAAAAAAGGGCGAGTTAGCGGTTGCTAAAGAAGTAATCAATAACGAAGAAGTCCTTGAAAAAGTGTTAGCAGAGAACAAAGATCAAATTGATCTTTACTATATAGAGTCTGTTCTGGTCTCTACAGGCTGGAATAAGAACGATGACGTTTTCTTATCCGAGGCGACATGGGAAGCAAGGGATACACCTGAAGATAAGCAATTTAATTACATGCACGATGAAGATGACATCATTGGGCATATTACTGGTAGCTATGTATTAACAAAAGACGGTAAAGCAATTGGGTTTGGGGACGATGAGAATCTCCCTAGACCTGAAGAGTTCGATATTATTACTCAGGCAGTGCTTTACAACTCTTGGACGGGTGAAGAAAACAGAGAGCGGATGGCAAAAATCATTGCCGAAGTCGAAGAAGGTAAATGGTATGTGTCGATGGAGTGTCTTTTTGCTGGTTTTGATTATGCACTTATTGATGATAAGGGCGTTGCCAAAATTCTGCCAAGAGATGAAGCATCCGCTTTCCTAACGAAACATCTTAGGGCTTACGGAGGATCTGGAAAGTATGAGGGATATAAGGTAGGCCGCGCCCTTAGCAATATTTCATTTTCTGGTATAGGTTTGGTATCCAAGCCCGCCAATCCTAGAAGTGTAATCTTGTCTGGTAAAAGCGCAGCACAAATCACTGTAAATGAAACTGATAAATTTTCTATAGGAGATTTTGACATGTCAGATGTACTTACAACTCAATTAGCAGAGTTGAAGGCTGAGCTGGAAACAGCAAAGGCTGAAAATCAAGCTATCAAAGCACAAATTGTAGAAGCTAAAGACAAAGAATTTGCTTCTCAGGTTGCTGCTTTTGAAGCTGCCGCAGAAGAGAGCCAAGCAACGATTGATGAGCTGAACGAGTCGATCAAATCGACCCAAGCTCGTGTTGCCGAACTTGAAGACGCTTTGAATTCTTCCCAAACCGAATTGGCAGAAGCCATGAAGGAAATGGACAAAATGAAGAAGAAAGAAGCTATGATGAAGCGTAAAGCTTCTCTAGTTGAAGCTGGTTTCGAAGAAGAAGAGATCGAAGAAAGCCTAGCTGCTTTTGAATCTTTGAATGACGAAGCTTTTGAATCTGTATTGGCTATGTATAAAAAGAAAGCCATGAAGATGAAAAAGAAAGACGACGAAGCTGAAGCTGGTATGCCTCCCGAAGTTAAAGAGGCTATCGAAAAGAAGAAGAAGGAGAAAGAAGCAAAGGCTGACGAAGCTGAAGCAGAAATCACTCCTGAAGCCTTCGAAGAAGTAGAAACTTCTGAAGCAGCTCTTGTTGTAGCTGAAGAAGAAGTGGATGAATTGTCAAAGACCCGCGCAGCTGTCGCTGACTGGTTTGAAACTGCACTCAATCAAAATAAGTAACCTAAAAAGGAGAGAATAAAATGGCTCTTAAAACTGATAGATATGAAGAATCCACTGACATTAGCTTCTTCTATACAAATGGAACGGCTACTCGTGGTGGAGTTGTTTGCTTGGACGTACTTAGCGCTTCTGGTGCTGCTATGGACCAAGGCGATAACAGCGTAATTTACAAAGCTGCTGATGGTGCTACTGATGTACCCGTTGGCGTTTTGCTTAACGACGTTGTTAACAAAGACCTTACCCGCACTCACTTGAACTGGTACAAAGACGAAGTTCAGCAAGGTGGTAAAGTTACCGTTATGACTCGTGGTTGGGTTGTAACCAATATGGTTGATGGAACCCCAACTCCCGGAGCATTAGCTTATGCTTCTGATGATGCCACGAAACAGGGGTACTTTTCCACGACTGCCGCTGACGCTGATGCCTCTGGTAATTTGGCTGTTGGCCGTTTCATGTCCCGCAAGGACGCTGACGGTTATGCAAAAGTTTACGTTAACCTTCCTAACCACGGCCCATTAGCCTAATTATAAGAAAAGGAGACAACAAAATGTCATATACAGAAAGACCTTCCGACGAATTCATCAGCTTGTATAAGCAAACTGGTGATAATGATACCAACAAAGCCCTTGCAGCTCAACGTGAAGTTGCTAAAGCTTTGGAAACACCTCTTCGTAAAGGTGTTTTGATCGGTAATATCCTTGGCGACATCTTTGAAACGATGCAAGTAGAGCCGGGATCTTCAACCGAGTTTCCACTAGATATGATCTCTCCCGGACTTGAAGGTGAGCATGTAGCTTACACCAATCCCGGTCACGGTCGTATTCCTGAGCGCGCAGTCGAAAGTGACTACGTAATGATCCCAACCTACAGCATCACCAGCTCGATTGATTACTTGCTGCGTTATGCTCGCGAGGCTCGCTGGGACATTGCTGCTCGCGCCGCTCAAGTTATGGAAGCTGGTTTTGTTAAGAAGATGAACGATGACGGCTGGCACACATTGTTGGCA